GAGCAAACATGAGATCAGCAGTGGCAGGAAGCCCGAAGGATTCAGATGTGTCAGTAAGATCAACATCGCTACTACCGTAACCAGCACGAGTGGTCTGGGTAGCCGAGACAATAGGAAGATTAAACTCCACCGCAAGACCTCTAAGCTCCTCAGCAATACTCTTGACAAGCGTGTACGAATTGATGTTGCTACCTGCACGGTATCTTGATGATGCACAGATATTTAGATAGTCTACAAAGATAATATCTGGAGTGAAATTTTTCTTAAGTTTAAGTTCACCTACCAATGATCTGAAGTGTCCAGAGTGTGCTGATGCAGTTGGATACTCCTTGACAATGATCTTACCCTGAGTCTTCTTAATAAGATTACTTATCTTATTATCAAACATCACTTTAGGTAATGTCTTCAGGTCTTGGATCGGAACGTTGAGTAAATTTGCGTCAATTCTCTCTGCGATCTTCTCTTCAGCCATCTCCAATGTGATGTAGAGAACGTTCTTCCCTTGTAGTAAGACCGCACTGGCCATATGACACATAAACAATGACTTACCAACACCAGTTCCAGCCAATGCAATATTAAGGGTCTTATTTGGGATGCCACCCTTAGTAATTTTGTTGAAGAACTCAAGGTCAAATGGTATCTTAGTCTCCTCTTGATGATACGATTCATATCTTTCTTCCGAATCTTTAATATAGTCATGCCCTACATTATTGTCAAAAGAAACTCCAAGTGCCTCTGTTAATACATGTGGTATGGCACCCTTGTCTTTAGTATCATCCTGTCCATCTGCGATTTTAATAGACTCCATCAGTGCCAAATAGATAGCACGTTCCTGACACCACTTCTCTGTAGTGTCTAGCAACCAAGGTAAGTCAGTCTCTTCGCAAATTATACTGTCTACAATTTCTTTGACTTGCTGGAACCCTTCATCGGTGAGATCTGTTCTCTTCTCTAACTCAATGTAGAGTATGTCCTTATTGGCAAGACTGTTGTATTTATCAATGTAAGTGTGTAACTCTTCGTAAATGACTCTGTAGTTGAACTCACTAAAGTACTCTGACTTTAGGAAAGGAACTACCTTACGAACATACTGCTCGTGACAGAGCAAGTTCGTGATGATCAGTAGTTCTGTATTCATAGGTAATGGAGATACGATCCAACGATGTACTTAGGGAACTTTCTACATGGTCTTCCTTCATGTGGGAACATCCATGTTGGTGGGAACACCATCATTCTACCACACTTTGGCTTAATCCACTGACTCCATTTAGGAAATACTGTCTCACCCTGATCTGGTTCATTCAAATACAGGAAGAAACCAAGGTATCTACGAGCAGAATTATAGTCAAGGACATCCACATGCTTGGCAAACTGATCTGGTCTACCACTAGGTGCATCACATTGTCCTAAACCATCTGGGTTATACTTCTTAATTCTAAATTCTTCTAATGCTATCTCGTATGGAAAATCCTCACCAATACCTAACTCAGTCTTATATAAATTGACACACCCCATGAAGGCAGTCTGTAGTAAGTAGTGAAGAGGTTCATGTTTGATCTTACTCTCTTCACTCTCCTTATATAACTGAGTGAAATTTAACTGAGTGAACTGAGGTTTCATGTTCTCAGTTTCAACTCGGTCATGCTTGTCAGTATTAGATTCAAAAAGATCAATACATTGTTGTGCTAGGTCTTTGTCAATGACCTCATCGTATACACGGACGTAATCTTTAAGCTGTTTCATTACCGTAACTGAATTCTTTTTGGGCACACTCATCAAGTGCTTGCATTAATTCTGGCGTGAAGTACTTTTCTGGCTCGGCAAGAATAGCTGACGGATACACAGAACTATCCCCAACAACAATACGATTTCCTTTACGGGTAAAGACTCCGTACTTCTCACCCAATTCCAATAGTCCGTAATAACGGTCAAGTCCTTTGTCATAAAATAATCTAGTGGTTACTTCTGAATTTTCTTTAGAGAGTCTGCTTTTAGCTGTCTTAGCTTTGATAAGGTTTCCAACAACCTCTTTCGCACTCTTTTCCTTTTTTTTACTGAGATAAATGATTGTACTCGCGGCATATTTGAGACCAGAGCCGCCTCCCATTTCTTTAGTAGGGATGTAACTGCCGACAACATCGTAGGTATGGTTTGTAACTATAAGTGGAACGTTTGCCTTACCTAACTTCAGTGTAAGAACTCTAAAAATAGACTTGACAACTTGGGCACGAGTCATATCACGAGTTTCCTTACCTGCTTCACTGTCCTCTATCTCCTTGGTGGTACTTAGCATACCAAGTGAATCAAGAACGAACATTAAAGGTTTACGTTCAGATGAATCCTGCTGTAAATATTTATCAAGAATCTTAATTGCCTGAGTTCTAAACTCTTGTACTGTTACTACAGGTACAATAACTATACGGTCACCATCAATACCTTTCTCTTGAATCAAATCTTTTGACAAAGCAGATTCAGACTCAAAGTAAATGACACCTGCATCCTTATCCATCTCAAGGAAACTACGTACTAGTCCTAGGGCAAAGAATGTTTTACCTGTACTAGTCTCACCTGCTAAGGCAGTGATCTTATTAGATGGAAGACCACCATAGATAGATCCACTGCATAGTGCATTGAAAATGTAACTGCCTGTATCAATGTAGTTAGCAGTATCACCTGCTGCTACACCATCAGAGACAATGGAAGCATACTCGTTTCCTATCTCTCCTACTACATCTTTTAAAAAACTCATCCGAATAAATGTTCTAAGGTTGCTACTTTCTCAGGTTTCCACCCGATTGTGTCAAGAATGACTTTCAGTGGATCTAGGAAACTCTTCTGGAATTGTAAGTCATAATCCACTGATTTGTCAAGCCCCAATTCTTTGGGGAAGTCACTCATAAATGAAATGACATTTTCAACTATCTTGTTTGGTGTCTTTAGGTAAATGAATTTCACCTTCTCACCATCCTGTATTAGTGGGTACTTGTGGGTCAACTTATTTTTCTTGATATGATAGTTATAAAGGATAGCACCACGGACATGTATGGGTGTACCCTTACTATACAGTCCTGCTGGATTAGACCACTTTCTCACACCATTACATCCACGAGGGAATGCTATATCCTCTGGTGGCATTGATTCAAACTTCTCTCGGAAGTCAGCAATATACTTTTGTGCATCCTTCTCATCACCATTCATAATAACTTTAAGTGCTTCCTTAATAGCAATACGACATGGTGCTGGTGTTGAGGATTTGACTGCCTCAATACCCATTATTTTAAGCTTTGGTTCTGCGAATCTGACTCCTTCTATGTCCCATGCATTTAAGATGTATCGTTTTTTAGCAGTCCAGATACCTTTATTAGCAATGGTCTCACGTTTCATGAACATCTTCTGATCATAGGCACTTACGTAGTCGGCCAATTCTTGGTAAGAACTCGTAATATACTTTTCAAGTTCCACTTCACAGACCTTATTAAGGAACGTGACAATGCTTTCATCAGTTTTCTCTCTGCCCTTGTATACAGTGTCAACCAAAGGACCCAAGTTAAGGTAAATACTATCGGTATCAGCAGCAATAACATAATCTTCTCCAGTAGTTTTAAGTATCTTATTCAGATACTGATTCATTTTGTTTTCAATCCAACGGATGCTAACTTGACCCGATAGAGTAATCGCCTCAGCATTAGCCAAGTTGTAATATCTAAAGTATTGGTTTCCAATAGCTCCATAGGCACTGTTAAGTTGAATCTTGCGAGCCATCTGGATGTTATTGAATTTGCTAATATCTCTCTGTAGTTTTGCACTTGGGTTAGTTTCATTATCCCGCTTCGCTTGAAGCATTTTCTTCTTATAGATCGTACGCTCATTGTAAATAGTCTCCATCATTTCAGGTAGGAAACCACGTATATCTTTACGGTACTGAGCACCGTTAGCACACGTAGCAAACTTAGAATCAAACTCAACTTCTTCGTTTAGAATCCCCTCAACGCTCGCGCTGGAATGTCTAGTCTCCCAGAGTGTTTCGGGTGAGATGTTGTACTGCATGATGAGATGAGGATACAGACTGTTAAGGTCAAAAGAAACAACCCACTTATATAACCCAGGTATAGGCTCCTTAACGAAAGCTCCTGCATACTTCTCATCTTTCTTTTCACGTTTCTTAGGAGGTACGACAAAGTTTTTCTTCTTAAGGTAATTATATATCATAGTATCCCACATGCGAACTTGGGAATAAACGTCATCAAAGTTAACCTTAGCATCGTAAGCCATTGTCACTGCTAGTTCTAACAGTTTCATCTTGTCTTCAAGACGGTCAACAAGTTCAACGTCCTTTATGTTGTAATCAATAAATTTCTGCCAATCTCTAGTATAGAACTCCTTAAAATTATCATACTCACTGTGGTCTAATTTCTTCTGACCTAGTTCTACGTTAGCAATGTAATCAAGACGATAAGATTCCTGATTAGTATAGGTAAACTTCTTATATAAGTCTAAGTAGTCTAGGATTGATACACCACATATATCATAGTAAATATTACGACGACCCTGAATATAAACCTCTTCCTCATCTACCTTATTCCAAGGTGATAAAGACTTCATCCACTTCTCACCTAAGATACGTGATACTCTACGACAAATATAAGGTATATCATATAGGTTACAGTTCCATCCTGTTACAATGTCAGGAGTATTCTGTGCCCACCAGTTAATAAAGTGAGAAAGCATCTCACGTTCGTCTTTACAAATATAATGTTCATGCTCTGTTTCAAATTCTCTTGTACCCCATACAATAAATTTCTTAGTTGCTAGATCTCTTACTGTAATACACAGCATTTCTTCTGCTGCTGCATCTACATCAGGGAATCCATTCTCACAAGCAACCTCAATATCAATCGTTAGGATATTCATTTGATCCATACGATAGTCTACCTCACCTTCAAACTCACTGGAGATAAACTGGTATAAGTAACGGTCATATCCGTGAACTTCTACACCCTCTACACCATGATATCTGTCCGCAAAGTCTCGTGCCTCACGAACAGTATTAAAGTTAACAGGTTTTACATCACGTCCACCTAATGTCTTCCACTTTTCCTTTTTATTACTGGTAATATAAAGAGTTGGAGAAAACTGGAAGCGATGTTCTACTCGCTCCCCTCCCTCATACCCTCTATAGAGGATAGTGTTACCAAGAAGTTGGACGTTAGTGTAGAAACTCATTCAGTAGGTGGTTTCGCAGGTACAGTAGACTCATAAAGTTCCACCATCGTGGCACTTGGATCCACTATAGTAAAGATTGACTCAGATGTCAAGAACAAATCACGTTGTGCTGAATACTTTGGATATACTTCCAACTGATCGTTCACAATCTTGAAGCAGTCTTGGATGAAGAGACTAGGTTCCTCATCCAATTCTTCTATTCTTCCTATGAGATAGTCATTTAGACCACCGTTCTTAAGTAGTACTACCTTGATCATTTTTAGATTCCTTTGCTTCTATGAGTTCATTATACTTTTCGGTTACCTGACCATGAGGATCATAGACTGTAACCACTTCTTCTAAACGAACAAAAAATTCTTTGTTAGTCGCTAATGGACACCAAGGATATAGGATAAGATTAGGGTTCTTATCAATCTGTTCTTGGTTCTCTGGAAGGATTTCAGGTTCATCTTCTAAAGACTCATCACCCTCACCCCATAGTTCCATTTCAATTTCAGACTGATCATCTAAAATGACTGAGTAAGGATTCTTAAAACAAAAGGCGATAGCAGTTTTGTTAGTGTCTTCTTTAGCACTGACTTCTTTAATGTCAGCGATGACATCTTCACCGCTTTTTAGTCTTGCGATTTTTACGCTCATAACTCTTTGCTGAAATTGTGTTAATGCTTTGACTAATTATGTCCTTAAGGACTTTGTTTGTATGAGTACCTTTGTCATATGCAATGTTACGAGCATATTCCAATACGTCCTCCATCATATACGATGGGAGCTCAATTGTCAAGACCTCCCTATCACCACTATATGAAGGTGGTGAAAAATTATAGTAAAAGTTCATAGTTTTTCCCAATAAAAAGAGAACCCCGAAGGGTTCTCTATTCAGTTATACACTATATATCAGATTCTGATTATCAGAATGTGAATTTAACTCCTGCTTTAGCACCCCAGTTAACTAGTGAGTCGCCATTAGCGTCCTCATCAGTAGCACCTGATAGCTCACCGTATACAGATGTAGCTTCAGCGATTGCATAAGATGCACCAACCTTACCAGAGAAATCTACGTCTGTATCATCAGCAGATTCTGAATGGTTAACTTGAGGACCACCTTGTACGTAGTAAGCTACTTTACCTTCGCCACCTTCATATCCAACGTGGATATCTGTAGCTGCTGAGGAGTACTCTCCATCAGGATAAGAAAGGTTGCTCTCAACATTCACATATGGACCAGCAAAAGCTGCACCAGCGAGAAGGAATG